GCCTTACTTGGGTTGTGGGTGAAACGAAATCCAGATGCCGTAGCCGGTGACGCGGCAGGAGAAGATTTGCTCGATCTGGTGCGCCGCATCGCCGCCCTCGCACCGGAGCAGGAGAAATGAGCGACCTTGTAAAACGGCTGCGTACTTTACCAAGAACCAACTGGAAGCGGAAGTACGGCGCTACGCCAGTGAGGCCGTCATGGCCAACACCAGCGTTGAAAAACTGGAAGCGGCGCTGGAAGAAATTGCAGTCACCGCCCAAGGCCAGCACATGACCCTGCCCGATATAACCACGCCTAAACAGCTGGCTGACCGCCTCAAATGGTCTGAAAGACATGTGCGCGACCTCGCTCGCCGCCTTGGCATCGGCCGGGCTTTGGGCAATCGTCTGCGGTTTCTCCCCGAGGACGTTCACGCCATCCTGGAGGCGACCAATCTATGCCCCTCAAAATCTATCGGCGTCCAGGAGGCACTGTCTGGCAATATAGGGGAACGCTTGCCGGACATCGACAGCGCGGCTCTACTGGCACACCTGACAAGGAAACCGCGCAAAGAATTGCGTCCGAGATTGAAAACAAATTCTGGAAACGTGGTCTCGATGGAAAAGAAAAGGCGCTGACGTGGCCGAAGGCTGTCGCCTTGTATCTGAGCGCGGGGAAGCCATCACGTTTCTTTGTGCCTTTATCGAAATACTGGGGAGATGTAGCAGTGAAGGATATTACTGCGGGAGCTATCAGACAGTCTGCAATCGACATCTATCCCAATGCGAAGAACAGCACCCGCAACCGTCAGGCGATCGTGCCTGCGCTGGCCGTCATCAACCATTGCGCGGAGCTGAACCTATGCCCGCCCCTGCGCATGAAGCGGTTCAAGGTCGATACCAGGATCAAGCAACCCGTGACGCTGGAGTGGATTAATGCCTTCAAGGCCAACGCTGACCGAGTGGATGTTGGAGCACTCGCCCTCTTCCTGTTCGCGACCGGAGCCCGGATTTCTGAGGCTCTCGCTGTCCGATGGATCGATATTGATTTTAAAAAACGCACAGTGCTCATCCGCCAGTCTAAAATTGGGAGCGAGCGGTCAGCACATATACCAACAGAGCTTCTTGTCGCTCTTGCACCTCTCCCGAGAGATCGAGAACCCTTCGCCATAGCCTACACGACCGCCAGAGACGCCTGGGAGCGCGCCACAAAAGCCGCCGGCATCGAGCCGCTGACCTTCCACAGCTGCCGCCACGGCTTCGCTACGGCGCTGCACGACAAGGGTGTGGGGGTTAAGACGATCGCTCGCGCGGGTGGGTGGAAGTCGGCGCAGCACCTGTTCAACACGTACCTGCACGCCGACGAAGATCCGACCGTGACAGATCGACTTTTTGACACAGTGTGTCAATCTGACGAACTTGCAGGCAAGCGAAAACAATAGCTTAGCTATAGTAAGTGGCACTCATATAGGGGAATACGTGATGAAACAGAAGACTAAAAAATCCAAACAATTCAACGAATTTATATTTTGCCCTCGTCAGTTCGAGCAGCTTTCAGCAGAACGCGGCAGGAACAGACAGGAGGATTGACACGCGATTGACGCACCCCGGTTCAGGTTTTGATCCACCGCCCAGCGCCGTCGGTATCGCAATTGCGAACCGGAGCCGACGCTGCGCGGTGCATCCCGCACCATCCCTGATCAGGAGAACGTTATGAGAAAATTATTATTGGCCTGTACGGTCCTAATTGCGGTAACCGGCGCGGCGAAAGCCGATGCCGTCAACAATCTGGTTATCAACGCCCTGCCCGACGCCCAGGTGGTGCCGCAGTCGGCATCCGATCCCTGCATCATCTGCGCGACTACGCAGGCCCATAACCCGGTCGGCTTCGGCTACAACAATTTCGTTTCGACCGGCAACGACAGTTCGTTTAACCTGTTTTCCTCCAACATTACCGGTGCGTTCGGCAATGGCGACGATATCAACGTCACGCCCTATACCGGCGCGCAACTGCAAAACTTCCTGCTGGCGGCGGGTGCTGCCGGGCTGACCTTCGGCGTGGCAGTCGATGTCAATTCGACCGGCGCAAAGTCGGAAGTGCTGACTGAGTTTCGGCTGATCGATCTTGACAAGATCGGCTCGGGGCCGCTCGGCTCCGCCGTGATCTTCGACCTCTCCGGTTCCTATGCGATGCCCGACATTCGCAACGGTAACGGCTCGGCGGACTACATCATCACCGGCTTTGATCTGGCGGGTGCGTTTGCTTCGGGTGCCATCAGCCCCGGTGACCGCCTGTTGTTTCAGGCATCTTGGGACCACGCGGTGGATGGCGGCGAAAGTTTCTACATCGTGCCGACTGTCAACGCAGTCCCCGGTCCCATCGTCGGTGCCGGTCTTCCCGGCCTGATGTCGGCGCTCGGCGGGCTTTGGTTCCTAAACCGCCGTCGCAACAACAAACAGGTAGCGTAAGACAGATGCGACCCGCCGACATACCCACCATTCTCGCAGGCATCAGCGACACTGATCTGTGGGCTGAATGGGTACGTCGGCGGGAAGCGTTGCGGCTGGAAGTGTCGAGAGAATACCAGCGGGAATACAAGCGCAAGATGCGGGCCGGGGTGAAGAAGGGGGAGCGTGGGATGCGCCTGATGAAGAAATACCGGGGTGTTGCAGTCGCCATCAACACCCACGGCAAATAGAGGGTGGCGCCGGCGGGACCGGCGGCAGATCTTCGACTGCCGATCTCTCGCTACCGAAAGATATGAAACATCGGCCCACCTCCCAGCAGCAACTGGATGAAGCAGATCAGCACCAATAGCGCCACCAGCGCCATGAACAGCTTGACCACGATGGGCGGGACCGGCCAGCCCAGCGCGCCCATCACGTATTGCACCACCGCGCCGATCAAGACCAGGATGATGGCGAGGACGACGCAGTTCAAAAGTCCAACCAAAATTCCACCAGCACTCATCGCCCTTACTCCTCTTTAATCGGCTTCATCGACCGCCTGCGGCATGGGGTGTGATGGCGGCTTGACTGGCTTGTCCGGCTTGCCGTCGTAGTTTTCGTCCGGCGTATTTTGAAACAACAAACTTTCGCTGGCGCGCCGCCGCGTTAATCCGGCGAGGGTTTTTCCGCCGGCTTTATTCCATTTGTGGAATTCCTGGGCGGCTCCTGCGAAGTCTCTGGCGTTGACTTTTTTAAGGAGGGTTGATTTTGCGAGGTTGCCGGAGCCGACGTTATACGTAAAGGAAACGAGCGAATCAAACTGCCAAGGGAGGAGAGCCACGGTGACAAGGCGGCGTACCTCTCGCTCAAACGTCGCCATATCTGCCATAAACGCCGCATGGCATTCCTCAGCCGTCCATCGCGTGTCGGCATTGATTTTGTGCTTTCCGTGAGGTGGGCCAGTTGAGCCCCATCCGATTGTGCGTACGCCAGCGGGGCACACATAAGATTTATACTTACCTTCGTGCGGCTGAAGACATCCCTCGAAGTGTTGTATGAGCCGCGCCCCTGCGGGCGACAGCTTAAGATGATCGTTCATCTTGTTCATCGGGCACCTCGTCATTGTCCAGAAGGCCGCCCTTCAATTGCGCGGTCAGCGTGTTCGCGATGGCGGTAGCCGCATCGGCGTCCATGGCATGGATGACCAATGTCACTTCGCTGCCGTCGATCTCGATGTGATATTCCAGAATTCCGTTGCTCATTTGGGCTTGTCCTTCAGATACTCGTTGATGATGCGCTGGATCGAATCTTCGTTCTTGTTGATCTTCTGTTCGAGCACGGTAATGCGCTCCTTCAATTCACTCATCCGGGCCACGGTGTATTCCGCGCCGCGCGTCTCCATGATCGAGACCCGGGTTTCCAGCTTGACCATGTAGGCGAGTATGGATGCCGCCCCTGCGCCAAACGCGATCAGTTGCGCGATCAGGAAATAAATTAGGGTGGCATTTTCCTTGAACCACGGTTTAGGCGATTCGCCATGGACCATCATCGCATTTATGTCAGCGTGACGAGCGGATCGATGTAGAACGTGCTCGACGCCTTGGCACATTTCACCCTGGCATAGATCCAGCCCTTCTGCTGCGCGGTGAACGACACGTTGAGTTGAAACTTGGCGGTCGAGCCGCCCCAGACAGCCGAGCTGGAAGTCTGGTTGGTGGCCGTCGCGAGAAGGTCGGGCTTGCCGTCGTTGACAAACGACCCTTGCGGCGAGGACGCATCGCCGAGGTACTCCACATCCAGCCAGATTTCCTGATCTGTCGGCAACGTCGCAGCAATGCCTTCGACCGTCGCCGTCACGCTCGATCCCGTGGTATCGTTCCAGATTGCAATCGGTGGGCATTCGAACGCCGCCGAATAGCTGGCCTGCGCCGTGGTGACGATCTTCCAGGAAATTGTTGTCGTGCCGTCGCTGGCGCCGCCGGTGCGGACGATGGTGGTTTCTTCGGTCAGCGTACCGGTATAGCGCTGCGAATGGAGGGTATAATTCACGCCCGAGGCGCCGGACCTGACGAAGTCCACCTCGGTTGCCCCGTGTTGCAGTTGGGTAGCCGATTTGGTGACGGCGGCATCGAGCTTGCAATCCGTGAACCTGTAACGGGTTGCTATCGCCCCGGTCCCTGTCTGCACCAGGGTCTTGCCGGAACCCGCCGCCGAAAAGTCAACGCCAATACATTCTGCACTGCCGCCACGGCCGGATGTCGAACTGAACAGGCCGGTCGGGATGACGCCGAGCAAGGCTGACGGCGTATTGCGCCAGACCAGCACCGCCGAAACGTTGATCCACTGACCAACGGCATTAAACTGCACAGTCGTATTGTTGAACTCGACAAAATTACCGGTCGTGGTGCCTGTAACGCCGATACTTATGGAGGTGCCAAGGGTCGTCCCCAGGCGGATCGAGCAATTATCAAAACGCATTCGCAGGTCGGTTTGCCCAACAGTGCCAAACCCTGCGGCCCCGCTGGTGCCTGAGTTGAATATGATGCCGTCATAGTGGGTAAATCCGCGGCACTCGATGGCGCCACTGCCCGTGGTCGAAATCTGCGCCGTGGCGCGACGGTCGGCCGATACCGGAGGCACCGATCCGGCCCGGTTGACGCAAATTACCCTGGTGAAAGCGGTCACCGTGCCCAGTGATGTCAGCGTGGCCCCTGCGGTCGACTCCGCGTGATCGTGCGCTACGTAGTAGGTATCGCCAGCGGCGTGGCCCGTGAATGCTGCCACCATCGTCGTGTAGGCGTTGGCCCACGATGTGCCGTTGGCAGATCCTGTCGCGCCCGACCAGACATAGTATGAAGCCATGAGATCACCTGGTTATTGGGATCAATCATCGGTCGCCGCATTGGTGTTGTAATAAATCTGCACGCCATGCAGTCGCGCATCGATGGCCATCGAGTCCCCTGATGCCGTGGGCGAGCGATAGACCCGGAACACGATATAATTGCCGAAGGCCAATGTGCCGGCTGTGTCGATTGGCATGTCGTACGCCGATTCAGCCGTGCAATATATCGTATTGGCAAGGCCGCCGACATCATCGACGGGAACCTCCATGAAGCCGTGATAGTCAAGTGACGCACCGTCCTGGTAGGCGGACCCCTGCAGACACCATTCCACACCAAAATCAGTTGTGGTCGCCGCATGCGACCAGAACACCCTGAAACGAAGCGGGCCGAGATCCCAGGACTTGGGCAGCACCACATCGAATTGCGCGGTTTCCAGTGTGGATGGATCGAAGTTCAACGTCCGGATCATGATCTTGGCGGTGCTGGTCTCGACCGTTCCAGCCGATGGGCCATTGGTCGTGTTGGCGACCATCGCCGATGCCGGCACCCAGATGGTCTTCCGACCCGTGGCACCACCCCCACCGCCCCCGCCGCCGCTTTCACCCAGTTCGTCCAGCGCATCCTGCACATTGGTCGAGGTCAGGCCGCTGGCCGTACTCGGTTCATAGGCAACATCGGCGGCATCGCCACTGAAGCTCTCGTCGGCGAGTTCTTCCAGAGCATCGGCGACGTTGAGCGACGACAACGTGCTTCCGGTCGCGGGGGTAAACAATACAGTCGATGCATCCGGTCCTCCCCACATCACCGAATAGTCTGTCGTCGTTGCCTTGAGCAATGAGTGCCCCACCGCGCCGCCACTGGGCAACGATGAGCCGGGGGTCTGGATCATCAGTTGGTAATAATCACTGCCCGCGCCGTTGTTGGCACCAGGATCGAACGTTGTGCCAGATGTGTGATCGAAAATAACGACATAGAGACCGCCATTGGCTGAGAACGTATCCATCTTGGAATACGGCACGTTAGGTGCCCATTCCCCCCGGTCACGAAAAATCGCCATCGGCAGTTCGTAAGGGCCGAACACGTGGCCATCCGACATATGGACGTACATCATGACGCCGACAATTTCGAAAGACACGATGGCTGCGGATGCGTCAGGGCGCGCTTCCTGTGCCAGCATGCGCTGCACCAGGTCCCAGAAATTAATGTCAACCTGTGTAGGCGAGAGATTGAAGCCTTGACCCGCACCCCACCGCGCGAAGTCATCGGTGCGATAGGTTTGCGTCATGCTGCTGATGCTTTCTGTTTCGGATTCTGCGGACCATGCAGACTTGGATTGGGCCGCCAGCCAATTATCCGGGCTGTAGGTACAAATTGTCCGTCGTCGATAACCTTGCCGTCATCGTCAATGCCGGCGGTGCCGGCGTTCTGGCCTTTGATCCATTTTTTCGACCCGTGCAACATTACTGTTGGTTTGCCCAATCCCTCTATCGATTGGTCAACGCGTCCCTTGTTGGCTACGGTCGGTGACACCGGCTTGCCACTGTCACTGATGAACAGGCGGCGATTGTTTTCATCTCCGGTATCCAAAGTCTGGCCGGTCCACATCTGGAATTCGGCCAGCTCGATTTGGTAGATGTGCTCGACATAATCAGCCGATGCCGGAATGCCCATCGGAGCGGCGGTGTCACCGTTTTGACCCGACGGAATGTTATGAGAATCAAATGTATATTCGGGAACGGGTAAAAACGTATTACCCAACGTGACGGTCGACGTGCCAAATCTGGCGGGATCAAATCCAGCTTTGGTCAGAATGCCATTCGGATCGCCTGCGGGTGTTTCAGGATATGTGCCATCCGGTTGCTGGATACTACAGTCGACTGAATAGGGGCCAAAATGGTATTCATATTTAGGTTCGTGTTCTAAATCCGGTGTGCCTTCTTCATACTTGATCCTCCTGCGCCCGCGGTAATCGACATCATCGAGCGCAAACCACATTTTGGCGAAATTGATTGCACCCTCGGAAACATTGCGCCACCGATTTATGGATTCCGTCGGATCGGGATTGCGGCCAGGGCCGGTTGTTTTTATGCCATCCTTGCCAAGATCGAACGACAGCAACAGATGGTGCCACTGATCCGGCTTTATCGGAGGAAGCGTTTCGACGTAAAACAGATCCGGTTTGGCTTCCAGCACATCCTCGCTCAAATCCTCGATGCCCGCAGCTTCAACGAAATAGGAATGCGGCGTTATGATGCCATCATCGTCAATTTGATCGTTACGCTGAAAGGTCCACCCCGAGCCGGGGGTGTCGCATAGTTCTTGCCATGCGTTGACCTGTTCCTCATTGCTCGGGACACGGCTCTCGGCTGACAGATCAAAGGCTGCAATGCCTGTCCCGGTCGCAGTGTCCGACATTTGAATATTGATCACCAGGACACCGGCCATTTCATTTCCTTGATCGGTATCGGTATCGCTGCAATCCACTGCTATATAGCAGGGCGCCAAATCGAATTCAGCGCCTTCCTCAAAATCTGTAGTGGTTATCAGGAACGGTCCAAATGCGTCGACGGGATCGCAAAGGTTCTCGGTTTGCGGAATCAATTCGGTCTCTTGCTGTTTCCGGCCGAATGTCAGCAACGGGATGAGGTGCTTCATGACACGATCCGGAGACTCCGGCTCATCTGCCGCGGCGATCATCGATTCCGCAGGTATTCGAAACCACAACGAGATGACTGCCCGGTCGAATTCCGCAATGCCGGCTGTGAGCTCCAGGTAGCTCATGTATATTCGATCTCATGCGGGTCCTGGTCTTTTCCACCAAACTCCACCGCCAGCGCGCTCCAGTTGACATTGATGATGGCCTGAAACGGATCGAGCGCCCACGGCGGATCGAAGCCGTGGATCTCGTTGACTGGACCTTTGGCCGGCCTGGTGAACTTCAAATAGTGACTGTTCTTCAGGATGGTTACGACGTCCTGATCCTTGCCGGTATTTGCCCTGGGGCTTGACTTGTCCCCCGTGTACGAAACGTACTGGACTTCGATATAATTATCTTCATCCTTGGTGTTATCGTTGGGATTGTCATACTCTTCGGTTTTGAAATTGTATTTATCCGATGCAACGACATAGGCTTTCAGACCAGGCTTTTTTCCTATGGCCGCATCCACATCTTCATCGATGATCGTTTCGCGATAAAAACAACGCCGTGCTTCCACGGTGCGGTTTTGATTGTCAGCGCTGGTGCGATTGCCGCGTATCGGCTCCATCTTTGTGTCGCTGGTCGTCTTGGTCCAGTCCATTTCAACAATGGTCTTGACTGGCACCCATTCTTTCGGGTCTTCCTGATCTTCTTCGTCCGGAGAACATATTTTCAGGGTACCTTCGGTTCGTGTTGGATGTTGTTCCGCATAGTCATTGGAATTCGGGTCGTCATACCAGCGAAGTTGTCGGAAAATATCCTGCGCGACGTTGTTTACCCGCGTAAAAATGCGGTAGACATCGACACGTTCGATATCGAGCCATATATCCTGCAACACCTCTTCATCCTTGTTGGTGCCGAATATCCGGATCGTATGTGATGCCCGGATATCAGTGTCAGGATTATAGCCCATTCAATTTAATCCGGGTCCGGGCCAGATGGACCCATCGGCTGGCCGATGATGCCCTGACCGAACACGCCCTGGAATTGAAGATGACGCGGCTGGCCTACCCTGCTGGCGAATGGACTTTTCTCGGTCTCGTAGGCTACGCAATATCTTGTTGCATCATAAGTGTAATTGCCCGTCAGCACCTTGCCGCTGCCGCTGCGTCCTATTCTCAAGATCACGTTGGGCTGGCTCAGTTGTCCCGGTGTGTAATAAACCTGCGAGGGGGAAATGTTGTTGGTCTGGAACGGTCGAACAAGGGATTCAAACTCTGTGCTCATGTGATCGCGCTCGATTGCAGATCGACCCCCATCGGGATCGACAGGTTGGTGAACTTGATATTGTAGACCTTGTGGAATGGACCGGCGCTCATTGGCCTCAACTGAAATTCCTGCCAGCTTGGATTGGCCGCCAGCAACGCAGGCAGGCTGTTGGCCCCCAGCATCGCAGCCTCGCGTTGTCTCTGGTAGGCGCCTTCCTGTGAGACTTCGCTTCCTTCCAGGCGTTTTCTTGCCGCCTGCGCGGCCTTCGACATGCTGTCCAAAGCCTCGTCGGACACATCCCTGCCCATATGAAATTCATCCGTCACCACAATCATTTCCCGCGTGGCGGGGAACGTGATGCCGTCGTCTGTCACCGTATACACAGGCGGTGCGTAACCGAGATCGGTCGTCGGCAGCACCACGGTGACATTGTCATGCAGCTGGTAGCCGTCATTGACGTATCCGTCATCGACGTATGCCGGCGTGCCGGGATGTTCTTCCACCGCGTCACCCAGTCCCGCGCAGCATGCCAGCGTCACGCGACAATTGGCGATGCCGCTGTCATTCACCACCAGTTCGGTGTTCTTGATCTTGCCCAGCGCAATCCCGCCCGGTATGCGCGGGTCATGCAGCGTCACGGTTTTTCGAGGGGTCAGGCTTAGACCGCGCAAATAATCGGCATCAAATACAATTTCGATGCATCGTGCGCGCCAAAGCAGTTTGGCCCTCACGACAGCCGCAAGATATTCCAGGCTTTGTCGTCCGCGATCCGTGGCGAAATAGGTCGGCGACCATGAGTCACCGGGATAACCGCCTCCAGGAATTTCCCCAGTGCCGACGCATGTCCATTTCACCGTGTTATCGGTTGTTACTGAATGCAGTGTTTCGTTGAACGGTGGGATCAGCCATGTGGCGCTGCTGACCCCGGCTTGCGTGCAAATGTAATAAGTCTTGCCGCTCGGCAGGCTGCTGCCGAGATTGACGAAGACTGCCGAACTGCCACTTGGACCGACAGAACCGGACAAGGTGCAGACGGCGAAACTGCCGTCTGGCATTTGCACATAGGTGCCCTCGGCAATCGGGACCGCGCTCGGCGGAAATGTGTGCGTGCCGGGGAGCAGCAGCGTGGTGTACTGCACATAGAACGGACGATGGGGCAGAATCATCTGCCCCAGATTGATGTGCGAAGCGGCATACCAGTCTGTCGCGTTATCCGGGGGCTCTGCCGCGCCCATGCTCTTCCACACCACATCATTATCTGTGGTGAAGTCCCCCGGTGTATCGCTGAAGTCCGGCTGCTCCGTGCCCGCTGTGCCTTCATCAGTACAAATTTGCACGCTGCGTCCGCCGGGGATCGAAGGATTGTCCGGAAAAATGATCTGTCCGATACTGACATGTTGTCCTGCGATAGTGGGCCAGTTCAACAGGTCAATGATCGGCACCCCGACATTCGCGCCGCTTCTGGTGATCACTTCGCTGGCCTGGTCCAGTTCAGGGTGCGTCAATACAGGCTGGGTATCAGCGCGGATCAGGAAAATAGCGCGTTCGGTGCGTTCGCGCTCGGCATCGTATTTCAGCGTCAATGCCGCCTTGACCCGCCACGCAATGATGTAGCCATTGTCTTCATCATAGTGCGGTGGCCTGTTGATCGGGTCCGGATCGCCATACTCATCCTGATGATATGGGTCCAAAACTCCGCCATAACTGAACCACCTTAACGTTTTTTCTTTCCAGATCTTGCCGCCCATCGGGGACGACCATCTGACATCCACAGTCAAGTAGTCACCGACGATGTGGTATTTTTGCTGGTTTTTCCAGGAAGTGCTCCATGCCGTAATCGTCGCGTCATTGGCCCCTGCGGTATCGAACGCGTCGGCAAAATAAACCTTGTAGCCGCCGCCTATATCGGCGAGAGGCTGGGGCCATTCAGAAATAATGCCGTCACCGTTGAGAACGTTGTAGGTACGCCAACCGTTGGTAATGTCCACAGTGCCCCTTGCGGTCTGTTTCCAGCTTACGCTGGCATCCATCAATATCGCAGTGGCCGGGGGCTGGCTGATGGTCATGCTCATCGAATCGTAGAAATGATCGTCCTCGGTGAAGTCCTCGTTGCCGTCGCTGCCTGTGATGATGTCGTTGGCGGTGACCTCATGCGTCACCGCATCGACATCCCAGACCTTGGCGTGCGCTTCCAGGATCGTATTGGGATCGTCGCGCTGGCCAACATCGATGAAGACCGGATCAAAAAACGGCCGGTACTTCAGCGTATCGGCCACACGCTGCACCCGTTGCTTGTAGTCGATGGGATCGGCCACGATCTGGATCGTTACGACTTCTTCAAACATTTGCGACGGAACACCGACAACGCGACCAAAGAGCAGCGGCTCGATGCTGGAGCCGTTGAACCATGAAAACCAGGCCCAGTATTTGCGCGCCGGGTTGAGCAGGCCGACATGCGGGTTCTGGATTTCGATCTCCAGCAGCGGCTTCTCGCCCTCGGCAATGGTGCGCTTGGCCGAGAAGATGTATTCATCCATCCGGTGATGGCTGTCATCGAACGTGGTTTCGTCCGGTTCCACCCATGCAAAATAGAACGGCCCCGCCACAGGCATGTCAGATTTCCCGCAAACTCAATTGCCATTGGTAATCGTGCGGGTATTCGTCCATCGACTGGCTGTAGTCCACCACCATGAAGGCGATCTGCGGATAGTAGTAGGTGAAGCCGTCCGGCGTGGTGCGTGGTGTAGTACCAGGGACCACCGTTCTGCCGGGAGTTTCTCCGGTGCGACACGCGAGTTCGCAAACGCAGTTGACCAGCACGGCCTCTCCCGGCCAGATGCCGTCAAACGCCGGCGCCTCCTGGTCGGTGCAGGAAATCGTGCTCTCGTATTTCTGCATCTGCGTGAGCCCGAGCCAACGCAGCTCGCCGTTGATGGTCCGGCGCGGTGTAGGCTTGGCTTCGGACACCGGCGTCAATGTTTGCGTGAGCCCGCGCGCGGAATACAAGGGCACGCCGATCGTCGACATGACCAGAAGCGTCAAGCTGTTGTCGGCACCAAGTCTTGCAATCATGAGATGAACCCAGGCTTGCGGCCGGTAGAAGTTATGCGCTTGGTGACAGCCAGCCGCGATAATTGATCCACTGCGCTGCTCGATGCCATCATGGTCACCGACCCGTGGTCCGTCCTGAGATCGACCGTGCCGAGATGACCGATGCCGCCAGCCCCGCCGCCCGCGAATGCCGGCATCCCCACCAGGCCACCGGTTGCGAACCGGCCCATGCCGTCCATCACCCGCCGCAGATCGCCGCCACTTCGCCGCAACATCTCGAGGAACGCCAGCACGCCTGGCTGCGCGACCGCCCGCGCCGGCATGATGTGCTCGCCGCGCGATACCCAGGACAGGTTGCTATCCGATGTGCCGGTGCCGCGGCCGCCGATCAGTCCGCCGCGCGCATGGCCTGGTACCGGACTGCCACCGGCCGGCGCCGAAGGACGCAGCCCGATGAACTTCAGCAGCGCATCGATTGCGTTATTGATCGCGCTGGTGATCGCATTCCATGCCCCTACGCCAGCGCCTTTGAGCGCTTCCCATGCAATACCGGGAATCCTGGCTACAAAGGCGTCGAGCGCGTCGCCGGCATCCCATATTCCCTGTTTGATCTCCGCCCAGGCAATTGCCGCCTGGTCCTTGATCGCTTGCCAGCCAATCTCGGCCATCTTTCTTGCAATGGCGTCGAACGCCGCTATCGCCTGTTGTTTAAGTTTCTCCCAGGCCGTTCCGTCTTCCAGGGCCTTCTGCATATCCTGGGTGCGCATTGTGAATGCGAGAGCGGCAATCCCGGCGATTGCCAGCGCGCTTTTTACCGGACCGCCAAAAACGTTGCCAAAGGTAATGGCGGCTTCCGCCAGCAGATTAAATGCCCCCGTCCAGTGCCCAACGATCCCCAGGACCAGGAGGTCAGTGCCGGTGAGCTTGGTGCCGAATACCGTGTTGATGGCACCGGCCACTTTATCCAACGCCGGGAGGATCGAGAGGAATGCCTTGGTGATCAACACGATCGCCCCAGGCAATTCCTCTTTGAGCTGGTTGAACGTCTTGATCAAAGCCGCCCCCAGCTCCGTTTCCGCGAAGGCCGCCGTGATCTTCTGGAACGCGGCGACCGCAGCCGCGCTGAACTGCGCCCAGAACCCGGCGAAGTCGCCGGCAAACAGTTTCTTGAACGACGCCGCAATCTGTTGCAGCTCGGCCGGGACCAGCGCCGCCACCTGCTTTGCGCCCGCCGAGATCTTGTCCCAGAACACGACTGCCGCCAAACCTGCCGCCAGCAGGATCGCACCGAACGGAGAGAACAGCGCCAGGACCGGCCCCAGCAGCAATTGAAGGGCTCCGAGCGCTACCGCCAGGCCAGCCACCGCAATGCCGAGCGTGATGAAAAACGCCGCGACCTGGCTTCCGGTGATGCCCTCGAACAGGCCAGCAATCGAATCGAAAACGCCAAACAGTGACCGGCCCGCCGGCACGAGCACGTCGCGCCAGATCCCCGACAGTTGCTGCCCGAGCGCGATCAGGATCTTGAACGCCGTTGCCGCGGCACCATCACCGAGGCCTTCCAGAATCTCCTCCGTACTATGCCCCGCCGCGGACAGCGCGCGCCATTGCTGCAACAGGATGCGCGAGTCGTCGACCAGGTCGGTCAGCCATTTTGCTCTGGCGAAGGAAGAACCCGAGAACAGCGCGCCAATCTGGTCCTTGGCGGCGCGGATGGCGTTGCCGAGATCGGTCCATTGGTCCGCCGCCGCCTTGGCCGCCTTGACCTGGTCCTCGGTCAGTTGCCGCGAGGCCGCGCGCTTGTTGTCCAGTTCCGCCTCGGCATCGCCGACCGACTTGATGCCAACGGTCAGCGCACTGAGGGTATCTCGCCATTTCGGGCCTAACTGAAATTGAGCGGCCGCGGCTGCCTTCGCCGCGCCTTCCGGCATCCCATCGATGATGCGGGCGAGCTCCTGCATGGTGGCTAGCGAGCCCTTGTCGATGATGTCTCTTCGCACGCCCAGTTTTTCGAGCGCCGCCACCAATTGTTGGGATGCTGGCGTCAGCTTCCCGACCGTCTGTGTGACCACCGTAGCGCCATTGGCGAAGGTCTGGAAACTCCTGCCCGACTCCGCGCCCAACTGGTTCAGGCTGCGCATCATCGGCGCGATCGATGTGGCAAACTCCTCGGTCGATCCGCGCGCCGCATCGACCGAGCGGCGCAGCGCTATCCATTGCTGGGTGGTTAGCCCCAGCCTGTCGGCCTGGTCGGAAATCGTCTGCGCGGTTTCGCCGGCGCCTGATGTGAGGCTGCGCACAATGGCGCTGACGGCAACAGCAATGCCGGCGGCGGCAATCGTGAACCTCTTTGCAGCCGTCAGCAGCGATGTCCCGGCCCTGTCGGCCGCCTGGCTGGTCTCGTTCAGCCCATCCGTGACCTGCCGGCTTGCCTGCGTCCCCGCGTTGCCGAATGCCTGCGTGGCTGAGGTGAGCTGGTTGAACTGCGGCGAGAGTTTGTTGACCGCGGCAGCCAGGTTATCGAACGCTCTCCTGATATCGTCGCCGCCCTCGAGCGTGATGCGCTGGCTGATGGTGGCCATGGTTCAGCCCTTGATCCGCTTGTCGTAGAATTCGCCGACGCGTGCTGCCGCCGCCGCGAATATCCGCAGCAGGTTGAACCGCTTCCTGATGTCGACGGAACGGATGCCGACGAACAGCGGCCCCGCGAGACGATCGGCGGCGTCGAACATCAGTGGCGGCTTTCCTGCGATATTTACCGACACCAGTTTTCTTCCGTACTGCTTCGGCGAGTGTACGCCTTGCGGCAGGTTCTGCTCGATCGGCAACCACAACAGCGGCCGGCCGCGGATCGTCATGCCGGTCTCAAACACGCCGGCGAACGGAATACGATCGAAGATCACCGCCGCCGGGTCGTCGCCCTTGTTGGGATAAAAATTGTAGGTCAGCGCCTGCTGCCAGCGCGCAGAAAATCCGGCAGCGGCGATGTTGGCCCGCCCTTCCTTCACCGCAAGGTCGGCGGCGTCATGCACCGCGCCTTGCGCGCCCGCGTTGATCCGGTTCTCGGCCTCTTCCAAAAACTTCTCGAGCGCCGCTTCGTTGGCCGAGAACACCAGCTTCATTTCGGACCCAGTTCCTTGAGCATGTTTTCCGTCGTCTGCTTGTCGCCCTGGGCGCCGGTCCTGGCGATCACCAGCGCATAGGTGCGATCGATGCGATCTAGCCTCTCACTGAATTCAAGAAAGGCGTCGATCTGCCGCCATGTCAGCGTCATTGCATAATCGGGCGGGAATCCTCGCCGGATGAGGGCGGTGATGTCGACGGCGATTTCTTCAAGCGCACTCGGCCGCCCTTCTTTTCGCTTGCGCCTCCGCTCAGACCGGTCAGTTTGTTGAGGAAGGCCGCCAATCCGTTTGGGAACGTAAGTCGCAAAATCGCCGTTACAAACTCCGTCTGATCCTCCAGATTCAGCATCGTGGCGGCGTGTTCTTCATATTTTTCGTCGCCCGGGTGGCCGGCACCAGCGGCAATAATCGGGCCGATGGATTCGCCTGCCAGTTCGAACAGCAACGCCACATAATTTTCGCTGCCGCCGCTCAGGACGTTTCTGACGTTCGGAAAACGCGCCGCAATCGTTGCTATCATCTTGGCGTTCAACCCGCGCACGACATACCGTTCGCCATTGATTCTGACAACGTCGGCCGCCGTTGCCGTTACTATGTCCAGCAGGTCAGCCATGCTTCTGATCTCCCGGCTCGTCGGCCTTTTCGCCAGCATCTCGTCCGGTCGTCTTGACGCGAGCGCCTCTTGCGGTGCCGCCGGCCGCCGGGTCGCGGACGGTCCAGACGCCGAAGAAGCCATCGGTGCCCTTCTGCACCTCGGCCTCGAGCTCGATCACCGTGAAATCATCCTCGGCGGTAATGAACGAGAAATCGCCGGATGGGACGAACGAGACCGTCGCGGTGAAATCGACCTGCTGGCCGATATCGTTTGTGCCCTCGACTTTGATGTCGCCGACGAACTCGGCCTTGGAAAGCCCGTTGATCGTGGCCTCGCCGGGTGTCGTGGTGTCGAGGTCGCCGAGTGCAAATATGGCCAGGTTCTCGCCGGTGATCTCGTCGAGCTGGATCTTGATGGTGGCGCCGACCTGGGTAATCGCCGTGAAGTCCTTGGTCTTGATGCCCTCGCGCGACGAAAAGTGTTCCTTCTTTTCGACGGTCGGCGTGTACACAAACGACGGCGCGTTGCCGAGGTCGACAAACGTGGAAGCGCCGCCGACTTCTTTGAACGAAACAATTCCTTTGCCAATATGATAGTTCTGGACATCTGGCGAGACAGGCATGGTGGTTCTCTCCTTGTTATAGATCGTCAGGTTTCAGGGTGTATTTGAACATGAACTGCGCCCGCAGTGCGCCGTGCAGCGAGCGCATCCAGCCGACATCGGTCTGGCAAGAGACGTAGCTGATCTTGCCGTTGCTGCCGGTCCTGGCGTTGAGTTCGGTGTCGAGCAGCACCCGCTTGATCAGTTCACGCCGCAGCGTGGTGAGATCAGATCCGACCTCGCCAGATTGTTCGGCAATGACGATCTCCGGCGTCATCTCCACCAACAACGGGCGGTTGGACGGACGTGACCCGTCGTTGCCCGCAACCGTTGTCTCGTCGCCGTCGAACACGATGGCCGCCGGCAGCATCTCTTCGGTGATGTCGACGTTGTTGCGATGGGACGAGCGCAGGCCAGGGATCGTGCCGACCACCACCACGAGCCGCGCCAGGATGTCCTCGCGAACGTCAGTCATCGACCGCCTTCAACAGAAACCGCACCTCGCCGAAGTCCTCGCCGTTCGGCGAGCCGCGCAACTCCCAGGAGCGCACCAGCCACGATCTCCCGTTGAACGCCAGCAAGGCGTCGGGCCAGTCGTCGCGGGTGATTTCGTTTGCTTCCAGTTCCGGGATGCGCACGAACGCACCGGGTCCGACACTGCGCACCTCGGCCGATCCAGCCGCCAGCACCTTCGGCCTGGTATCGTCGATCACGGTGATTGCCGTCCCGTCCATCGTCGCCGGCACGCCGATCTCGGCATAGACCGGATCGTAAAGCAGTGCGCTGTAGTCGATCATGCGACGCGCAGCCGCCTGAACGGTCTGATCAGGTCGACCACCGGCGCCGACAGGAA